ACGCGGTCGTCGGGCCGCAGCGGTTCATCCCGTCGAAGATCACCGACGTGCACGACCGGTACGGCCGCGAGATCTACAACAACCGGCTCTACTGGACCCGGAACCACACCGAGGGGCAGTGGCGCCCCGACATCGGCGCCAGGCGCCCGCACCCCGCGCTCGCCCAGTGCTCGTTCACGATGGCCGACCTCGTCTCGATGTTCGCCGAGCCCAAGGACTTCGACGCGTGGGCCAAGCTCATGGTCTGGAAGCACGAGCGGGCCCGGGCCGGGATCAGGCGCGGCACCCCCCGCCGCTAGACCGCCCGCCGCCCCCTGTCGTAGAACCTGGACAATGGGCAAGCGAGCCGAGGTCGGCGACAAGCGGAGGCGCAAGGACGGCCACTACTGGGAGAAGCTTCCGGGCGGGAAGTGGAAGCGGCTCGCGAAGAAGGGCGCCGAGAAGAAGGAGCCCAGCGTGAAGGAGTGGGCTTCGGGGGGCGAACCTACCCCGCCCGCGAGCGAAGCGGTCGGCACCTTGGCCGCGAGTTCGACGAAGTCGAACAGCCCCGAGTACGGGATGCTGATGACGAACCGCCTGGACAAGAGAACGGAGGACCTCACCCCCGGCGAGCGCGACGCCCTGGACGCCGTTACCCTGTTCTCCCGCGGCAACCCGGACCTGGTGCGGGACCCCGGCGCGTATTCAGAGGAGGGCGCCAGCCGCTACGGGGAGGCCGGCGCCGTAGCGGGTCCCCTGATGGCCGACGGCGGTCACTACAAGGTCAAGGGGACCAAGGAGGCATACGAGCGGGCCCACGAGCGGGTGGCTGAGATGGCCGAAGCGCCGTGCGACCCGGGGAAGCCGATCTACAGGGGCACCGCCCTGCCGCAGAGCGTGGTCGACGGCCTCGACGTCGGGGAGGAGATGGACCTCGATCCATCGCACTGGTCCTTCGACGGGGAGCAAGCCGACCTGAACTACGCCCAGCAGTCAGCCGGGGACGTGCCAACCCTCTTCAAGGTGGCCGAGCCGAAGCAGGGAACGGACATCTCGAAGGTGTCCTTTTGGGCCGACGACGAGGAGTTCATCGCGGGGGGTAAGGTCCGGGTCGTCGAGATGGGGGTCACCGATGCGGGCAGCTTAGAGCTCACCGTCGAGCAGGTGCCTACCCCGCGCCGCAAGCTGTCCGAGGAGGAGAAGAAGAAGCGCAAGCGCGAGTGGGCCGAGCGCCAGCGGAAGCTCGGCAAGCTGTAGCCCGCTAGACCGCCCGGCTCGCCCCGTGGCATACCGGGGGCATGCCTTTCAAGTCCCAAGCCCAGCACAAGGCGATGTTCGCGAAGGCCGGCCGCGGGGAGCTCCCCAAGGAGAAGGTCCGCGAGTGGGCCCGCAAGACGAAGAAGAAGCTCGGGAAGGGCTGGGCGAAGAAGCTCCCCAAGAAGGCGAAGAAGGGGTAGCGCGATGGCGGCTCGTGCAGAGGTCGGCGACAGGCGGAAGCGCCGGGACGGCCACACCTGGCAGAAGGTCGGGAAGGGCAAGTGGAAGCGCGTCTCGAAGGGCAAGAAGAAGGAGAGGAAGGGGAAGTAGATGGCTGCCAAGGCACAGGTAGGCGACAAGCGGAAGCGGAAGGACGGCCACACCTGGCAGAAGGTCGGCGAGGGGAAGTGGAAGCGCCTGCCGAAGAAGAAGGAGGACTCCGACGAGGCGTCGACCGAGAAGGCAAAGCCCGCTGCGGAGTCCAAGAAGGAACGGTTCGGCCCCGCGGAGTGGCACGACAAGCCCAAGAAGTCGGACGAGGAGATCGAGCACGAGGTCGAGGTCAAGCAGCGGGAGCTGCAGAACAAGTACCGGGTTGAGAGCGGCCTCGAGCCGCTGCCCGAGGTCCCGCCGCTGAAGAAGTCCAACACCATTCAAGAGGCCAGGGCGAAGGACGGCCCCGGTCCCCGGGAGGTCGACGACCTCAACCCGGGCGACCTGATCAAGGTGGGCGACGACGAGGTCGAGCTGGTCGGCATCGTGAAGGGCGACTCGTACGACGAGATAATCGTGAGGGACCCCGGCGACACCACCGGCCGCAGCGAGCAGGTCCCGATCCCGCTCGACCCTGGCCAGAAGATCGAGCGCACCTACCAGAAGGAGACGAACGAGCAGCGCGCCGAGAAGGCCGAGAAGAACAAGGAGTTCCAGAAGGAGGTCAAGCGCTGGGTCGGCAACCCGCAGGCGCACGGCGAGGGCTGGCGGCAGGGCGAGGAGGCCAGGAGGAAGCGGTCGGAGCGTCGGATGAAGCGCGGGGGCTCCGAGCACGGGGTGTCCTCGCCGCTCGAGCGCGGCCCGCCCGCCCAGCGGATGCGCGCCAGGGAGAAGCACATCGAGGACCAGCTGCTGAGCGGCCGCGGGACGGTCGACCCGGCCGGCGACTACAACGCCGCCGAGATCGCCGGGTCCCTCAACACCATGGTCAACCGCGGCCTCGTCAGGAGGCGCCCCGACGGAGGCCACGAGCTCACCGAAGCGGGGCTCACCAGGCGCCGGCAGCGGGTAGAGGCCAGGCAGGGCCGGCGCCGTTGGCGCGGTCGCAGGATGTCCGAGGAGGAGCTGAAGCGGAAGAAGCGCGAGTACGCCGAGCGTTACCGCAGGGAGAAGGGCGTCAAGGAGGAGAAGCAGAAGGTCACTACCGAGGAGGAGGCCGGGGCCATGATCGCCGAGGCCCAGGCCGCCCTGGACAGGCGGCGCGCGAAGCGGGGAGGTAAGTAGATGGGCAAGCGGGCAGAGGTCGGCGACAAGCGGAAGCGGAAGGACGGGCACTACTGGGAGAAGCTCGGCAACGGCAAGTGGAAGCGGTTGCCCAAGAAGAAGGACGACGACGAGCCGAAGGCCGGGGCCGCCGCTAAGAAGGAGCGCGAGCTGGAGAAGTCCCCGTCGTACCGCAAGCGGATGGCCGCCCACGAGCTCGGCCCCGAGCCGACGAAGGAGGAGATGGCCGCCGCCAGGGAGGAGGACCGCCGCTGGATGGAGGAGGCCGACCGGAAGGAGCGCGAGGAGAAGGCGAAGAAGGCCGATGAGAACAAGGCGGTCCTGGAGCAGTGGAGGTCGGAGGGGATGACCCCCGAGGTGGAGGCCGAGAGGCGGCGGTTCTTCCCCTCGGTGTTCGAGGGCGAGGCCGTGAAGGGCTGGGCCGAGCGGAAGGGCGCGAAGGCCAAGGGCGGCCTGCGGGTCGTCGAGGGCGGCAAGGCTCCCGGCGGCGGCGCGCCGGCCGGGCCCGCCGAGGACCCCGCGAAGGGCCACGTCTGGAAGGACGAGAAGGGCGAGCGCCTGGACGTCCTGTCGGTCGAGGGCGGCAAGGTCCGCTACTCGAAGCGCGGCATGTACGACACCAAGGTCGCGCCGGTCGACGAGTTCAAGGCCAAGAACAAGCTCGCCTCGCGCGAGCGCGGCGTGGCCGGCAAGGGCCCGCCCGCCGAGCCCGGGACCAGGGAGGCGCACGCCCAGATGGCCAGCCGGCGGTACGAGCGCCTCGAGATGAAGGCGAAGGACCCGAAGGAGGGGCTGCGCCACGCGATGCGGGCCGACATCGCTAACAACATCGCGGCGGGCAAGGGCCGCGAGGCCGCGATCGACGCGGCCTCGACGACGCTGGAGAGCCGGGCCAAGAGGGGCTACGAGGGGGCGGAGGAGCTCCTCAAGTCGCAGGACATCGGCAAGCTCGTCGACGAGGTCGAGGCCGACCTCAGGGGCCGGATGACCAAGGAGGCGCCCGAGCCCGAGCCGCCCAAGGGGCCGAAGCGCAGGCCGATGACCGAGGAAGAGAAGAAGAAGGCGAAGCGCGAGTGGGCCGAGCGGGCGCGCCGCATGGGCAAGCTCGACTAGGAGGAACGGATGGTCCTACCAGGAACGATGGGCATGTCGCCCGGCAACCTAGACCTGTCCTTCGGGGGCTCGCAGTTCCCGCGGGCCCTCGAGGTGCGCCAGAAGCTCTACGCCGGCGGCAGCAGGGGGGTTAGCACGCGCTACAGGCGGCTCGACCGCCTCGACGCGTTCTACAAGTGCCTCGAGTACGAGCACCACAAGACCGGGTGGGACGGCAACCCGGCCGACCAGTTCGAGGCGATCAGCCCGCAGGCGGTCGTACCGTTCGGCTTCCAGCAGGGCGACACGTCCCAGAGCGTGAAGGCGAAGCGCCCGACCGCCCCGATGCGGCTCACCCCGCTGGTGGTCGACCGCTTCACCGGGCTCCTGTTCTCCAAGGACAGGACCCCGAAGGTCGAGGTCGAGGGCGACGCGGACGCGGACGACTTCCTCAAGGCCGTGTGGAAGAAGGCGAGGTTCTGGGCGACGTGCCACCAGGCCCGGACGTTCGGCGGCTCGATGGGCGGCGTCCTGCTCACCGTCCAGCTCCGCGAGGGCAGGTTCAGCTACACCGCCCACAGCCCGAAGTTCGTGCACGACGTGGTGTGGGCCGACCCGGACCTGAAGATCCCCGCCGGCGTCCTGATCCAGTACCTCTTCGTCAAGGAGGTGGAGATCCTCGACGAGAAGACGGGCATGCCGTCCGGCCGGATGAAGCCGGTCCCCTGGCTCTACCGGCGCATCATCGACGAGGAGTGGGACATCATCTTCAAGTCGCAGGAGGTGTCCGGGAACGAGCTGCCGCTGCTCGAGCCGGACATGGCGCTCAGCTACGAGCACAAGCTCGGCAGGTTCCCCGGCGCGTGGGTGCAGAACCTCCCGAGCGACGAGGAGCTCGACGGCGTCCCCGACTGCGACGGGGCCTACCAGCTGTTCGAGACGATCGACCGCCAGGTGGCGCAGTCGAACAAGGGGCTGCTCCAGAACCAGGACCCGACGCTGGTCATCTCGCGGGACAAGCGGCTCGTCCAGATGGGCGCGCCGCTCAAGAAGGGGTCGGAGAACGCGATCGACGTCGGCCAGGGCGGGTCGGCGCAGTACCTGGAGATCGGCGCCGCAGGCATCAACGCCGCGCGCGAGTTCGTCAAGGACCTGCGGCAGGCGGCCATGGACAAGGTCCAGGCCGTCCTCGTGGACCCGACGCAGATCTCTGGCGCGGCCCAGAGCGCGAAGGCGATCGAGTACATCTACGGGCCGATGCTCGAGAAGGCGGGGCGGCTGCGCGACCAGTACGGCCCGGCGATCGAGGCGGTCGCCGAGGTCACGCTCGAGCTCGCGAGGGTGTGGGCCGACCCGCTGCAGTACACCGGGAACGTGAGGAGGGCGAAGTTCGACGTCCCCCCGAAGGTGGTCGAGGTCGACCTCGACCCCGAGAACCCGGACCCCGAGCAGGGGCAGATCAAGCAGCTCGTCCCGCGCCAGCCCGGCTCGGGCGGGATCGTCACGCTGACGTGGGGCCCGTACTTCGCGGAGACCCCGCAGGACATCCAGACGCTGGTCACCATCATCACGAGCGCCTACGGGGGCGGCCTGATCGACCTGGAGACCGCCGTCCGGAAGGTCGCCGCGCTGCTGAAGGTGGAGGACGTCGACGGCCTGCTCCGGCGCGTCCGCGAGGAGGGCGAGGCGAAGGAGAAGCAGCGCCAGGACCAGATGGGCGCCATGTGGCCCGAGCAGGAGTACGAGGAGGAGCCGCCCGACGAGGCCGGCGCGCCTCCGGTTGCGCCCCCGGGCCCGCCCGCGTAGCTTTGGCGCGTGAGCAACAAGTTCAAGCAGTGGGCTGACAGGAACACTAGGTCGAGGAACCTCTCCTCGAAGATCGCCACCCAGGTCCCGGTGGTCCAGTCGCCGGTCGTGCCGGTGCAGCAGCCCGCGCCACCCCAGCCGCTCATCACGCCCGCCCAGCCGCCCCCCGTCGGGGCCCTGGCCTGGGCGCCGCAGCCGGCGCCGGCCGTGGTGCAGATGAGCTACGGGACCGTGGGGGCGCACCAGCCGGTCCCCCAGCAGGTCAGCGCGATCCCGACCCAGACCGTGATCGTGAAGCCCGACGCGGAGTACGGCGACCCCTACGAGAGGCTCGCCGCGACCCTCCCCGACATCGCGGAGTCGGCCGGGATCGACATGGCCGAGGGGGTCGACGCGATGGAGTACGCCGGGCTCCCCCACGGCGTCTCGGTCGAGAAGTGGACCCCGAACGCCCGCTACTACAACGGGGTGACCGACCGGAGCGCGCCGGGCCGGCTCGAGCAGGTGTTCGGCCGCCACAGCGTGGGCGCGCCGCAGGTCCGCTCCTCCAACGGCATGGCTTTGAACGGTAGCCTCACCGGGCAGCGGGTCTGGAAGGGGAACGTGGCCGGCGGCCTGCAGCCGATCCAGTGGCAGCCGCCGCAGTAGGCGATGGCGACCAAGAAGAAGGACCCCCGCATCATCGGGGGCACCGAGCCGGTCGTGCGCCTCGAGGAGGAGGACCTCCTCATGGCCAAGCACCCCGCCGAGCTGACCAACAGGACGGTCGTGGTGGTCGACCTGGGGAAGCTCGACGCCGACCTGTCCAGGGACAAGGCCCACTACGTCGGCCCCGGCGGCGAGGGCGAGATCAAGGGGCGCGTGCAGGGCGCCCACGAGTTCTTCGAGCGGGCGAAGAAGGAGCGGATCCCGGTCCACATGACCTCGGTCCACCTGGCGGGCCCGAAGCAGACGTCGGTCTCGATCTCGGACGGCCGGCACCGGCTGGCCGCGATGCGCGAGCGCGGCGTCCGGGTGGTACCGGTCGCGGTCAACCGCAAGGAGGCGGCGGAGGTCGCCAGGCGCTACGGCGCCGACCCCGGGGAGGCCGAGGCCGCCGTCACCAACGTGACCAAGGAGCTCGGCAGGGTAGCCCAGCGGAAGGAGGAGGCCAGGCGGCGCGCCGAGCAGAAGGCGGTCGAGGCCGAGCGGAGGGAGCGTGAGAAGCGCCTCAAGCCGCACGTCCAGGCGAAGCAGGTGCGCGCGGAGCCGCCGTCGCCGGCAGCGAAGCCCGCGGTCGAGGTCCCTAGCCTGCTCAGCGCGGTCAAGATCACCTCAGCCCCGCCCCCGCCGCCGGCGAAGAAGCCGGCGAAGAAGTCGGCGAAGCCCAAGAAGTCGCCGGCCGCCGAGCTGGCCGAGGCGACGATTCTGAAGCACCTCGAGGAGCTCGACCGGCACGTCGAGAACAACGGGGTGAAGGGGCTCCGGAAGCTCTACGCCGAGGCGCGGGGCGAGCTGCAGCACCGGCTGAAGTCGGTCGCGCCCAAGGACCAGTCGGTCGGCGCCGTCCAGGCGCGCGCGATGCTCAAGCAGGTCGACGCCGTGGCGGCGAAGCTCGGGAAGGGCCTGAAGGGCGTCCTCAAGGACAAGGGCAAGGCGGCCGCCGAGATGGGGGCGAAGCAGGGCGTCGACGAGTACAAGGTCCTGGCCGAGCAGTTCTCCGGCACCGAGCCGGTGCTGAAGGTCGAGGCGCCGGCCACCATGCGGGGGCTGGTCAAGGGGGTGGACAGCACGCTCCTGCGCCGGCACCAGCACCGCAGCCAGGTGTGGACGCTCAACGCGGTCGACCAGATGGAGAAGAGCCTTTCGATCTCCACGATGGTCGGGAAGTCGATGGACGACGCGGTCGACGCGCTCATGGGGGACGACGGCTTCGAGGGCATGCGCTGGCAGGCCGAGAGGATCGTCCGGACCGAGCTCGCCTACGCGCACGGGTCGGCGAAGCAGCGCGCGATGGAGAAGACCGCCAAGGACACGGGCAAGAAGCTGTTCAAGAAGCTGATCGAGACGTTCGACGACCGCACCGGCGACGACTCGTTCCTGGTCCACGGCCAGGTCGTCCCGGTCGACAAGCCGTTCCGCTGGAAGCGCAAGCTGTCCAAGGCCAACGGCGGGGGCTGGGTCGCGATCGACTACATGCACCCGCCGAACAGGCCGAACGACCGCGCCGTCGTCATCCCGTGGGACCCGGAGTGGTCCCCCATGCCGGAGGAGGAGCCGCTCACGATCGCCGAGCTCAACTCGGCGCGCACCACGAGGTGGAGGAACCACGTCGGAGTCGATATCCCGCCGGGCCACAAACCTGGTAAACCGTAGGGATGGCCGAGACCGCGCGGAAGCCCAGGCGATACGACACCGAGACGTGGATCCGGATGATGACGAGCCAGGTCCGGAGGGCGACGCGGGGGCGCTTCTTCGGGGAGGTGAAGGTGCAGATCATCGACGGGAGGATCGACCGCGTCACGGTGACCAGGTCGATCAAGGACCCGACCGCCGTTGCCGTGGACGACGATGGGGCGGTAGGGTAGCAGCGTCCAGCAGGAGGGAACCGCATGCCGAATCTAACGCCAGACGCGATCAGGAAGTGGGTCAAGGGCGCCCGCGCCGACGCCGTCGAGGAGGGGGACCTGGAGCAGAACAACCCAGGCGACCCCGGGGAGGCCCAGGAAGTAGAGGAACTCAACCCGCTCTGGTCGGGCGAGGACCCGCGCCCCGAGGAGCAGCTCGCCATGATGGACGAGGAGGAGGCCGAGGAGTTCCACGCGTGGCTCGGCGAAAACGAGCCCGACATCTACCAGGCGGTGTCTGCGCTGGGGGCGGCGGTCGACGCGGGAGACGTTGCCGCGATCGAGCAGGCCAAGCAGCAGCTCATAGCCGCCGAGCAGTACCTCGTCCCCGAGTACCCCGAGTTCGACCAGGCCCAGCGCGAGGCGGTCGCCGCCCAGCTCGCCGCCCACCAGGGCGAGGGCCCGACCGGGGTTGCGCTCGCGATCGTCGCCGCCAGGAAGCCGGCCGAGGAAGAGGAGGTCGAGGAGGGCGAGGAGGAGCTGTTCCCGCAGAAGCCCAAGCCCAAGCCCGGCATGAAGCCCGGCATGAAGCCCGGCATGAAGCCCGGCATGAAGCCCGGCATGAAGCCCGGCATGAAGCCGAAGCCCGGGATGGTCCAGGGGAGGCCGGCCGCGCCCGGGATGGCGCCTAGGCCGAAGCCGAAGGCACCCGGCATGAAGCCGCCGATGGCGGGCGGAAGGATGCCCCGATGACGATACCCGGCCGCACCCGATCGGGGTTGATAGGGACCCTCGGGTTCACCGGGGCGGGGACGCTGGAGTTCCAGGACTTCATCCCCAACGGGAACAGGGTCGCGTTCTACTTCAACTCGGACGTCAACGGCACGCTGGACTTCTACCGGGTCTCCCGGAACGCAGCAGGCCAAGTCGACGAGACCCTGATCGCCGGGGCAGTCGCGCTCGTGGCCGGTACGGAGCTCCTGCAGGAGTTCTCGGAGCCGCTGGACCAGGTCCGCGTTAGGTTCACAGCCGCGGGAGCGGGTCAGGTCACCGGCGAGGCCGTCGTGCGGGTCGGCGAGGCCGACCTGCCCACGGCTGGGTACGGCGAGGTCACCGCCCAGACGACGACCGCCGCCGCGCTCGAGGACATCCCGGGCCTGACCTTCGACCTGGTGCTGCGGTCGCGGGGCCGGATCATCGCGGACATGGCCGTGCAGTGCGACGCGGCCGGGGCCGTGGCGACCGGCGGATGGGCGATCTCCATCAACGGGGTCGACGGCGCCGAGATCAGGGTAGACCTGACAGTGGGGGCCAAGCGGGGCGTGTCGGTCCAGACCCGGTCCGCGGTCCTGGCGGCCGGGACGTACACCGTGAAGGGTCGCCACTACCGGGCGGCCGGCGCGGGGACCGTCGGTACCGACGTTGCCCAGCTGTCGGCGCTGGTGGTTGGGTAAATCGATTTACCAAAGGAGGAGACGATGGACAGGCACCCGAAGCAGAGCGTCGAGGAGGCGTACAAGGAGGTGAAGAGCCACACCTTCGCGTCCGAGGCCGACATGAACCGGTGCGCCGAGGAGCGGCTGAAGGAGACGCACTCCGACCCCGGCTACGGTGGAGGCGCGATCACGCGCGACGACGAGGACAACAAGGTCGAGAACACGAAGCCCTTCCGGAACCTGACCGGCGGGAAGTGACGCCTCGCTTGCAGCCCCCGCCACCCCCCTGGTAGAACCTGGTCATGCCGACGCCACGACAACAAGCCGAGAAGCACAACAAGCCCGCGGGGGAGAAGTCGTACTGCGGGGTCTCCGGGACCCCCAACTCGTCCGATGGGGGCTGCGACTATACGCAGTACAAGGAGTGGGGAGCCAACACGATGAACGCCGGCTCTGCCGACGCCGACGACGAGATGCCTGCAACCAAGATGGGCAACGGTGGCAACGGTGGCAACGGTGGCAACGGCGGCAGCGCCGGGGCCAAGCAGGCCGAGAACGGCAACGGTGGCGGAGGTGCCGAGAAGAAGCAATTCCCAGGCGGAGGCAAGCCCTTCGGAAAGTGAGGACACGATGGCCGAGAACAGCAGCTTCCGGGGCGGCAGCGCCGGGAACAACACCCAGAACAAGCCGACGGAGTCCGACTCCAAGCGCGTCGACGAGTACGACAAGCAGTACAAGGACCGCGCTGACCAGTTCGGCGAGGCGGAGAAGTTCGGCACCGACCAGAACCCCGTCCACAACGACAAGCTCCCCGCGTCCGGCCTGAAGGGCGTGGGCGGGTCTGAGTAGGAGCCCCGGATGTCCGTCTCCAAGAGCGCCACTGTAACCGGCTCGCTGAAGATCGGCCCGGTCCAGCCCACGTCGTACCCGTTCCCCACGGGGGAGGGGGTCGCGTCCCTGAACTCCACCCAGACGGTGACCGCGAGCTCGGGGCCCAAGGGCCTGTCGATCAACTCGCCCGCCGCGTTCGTGGACCTGCTCACGGGGGCGGGCGTCACCAACATCAAGATGCTCTCGGTCCGCGTGCGAGCGGGGACCGTGGCCCTCCGGATCAGCTCAGCGGCCGGAGTCGACCAGCTGCTGTCGGTGTCCGACCTCCTGGTCCTGTCTAACCCGGTCGACTCGTCGGCCTGGACCGCCCTCGCGGCCCAGGGCGTCGCCGACCTCGAACTGATGATCGCCGGCACGTAGCCGGCGAGAAGGAGCGAAGATGAGCGCAGAGAACCCCACCCTCACCGAGGAGCTGAACAACGGCGTCCTCCAACGCCTGGCCGACGTCAACCGGCAGCTCTGCTGGGGGAGCCTCGTTGCCCGGCTGATCGCGGACAGCACCGCGGACGAGACCGCCCTCAACCCGAACGCGGGCGGCAACGACATCAACCTGGCGGCCGCCCCGAACTGCCTCCTCCACGGCGTGTCCAACGCGGGCGTCTACACCGGCGCGATGGCGCTCGTCATCGACCCGCGCGAGGGCATCGCGGTCCCGTCCGGGACGATGGTCTGGTCCGGCCCTGGCTCGACCAGGCTCCGGTTCAACGCCACCGACGCGATCACCGACCTCGACGTCTGGTACACGGTGCCGGCGGACACGGTCAGCGCGATGGAGCGCAACCTCGGGCAGCAGGACCAACTCTAGCCGCGTGCTAGGATAGGAGGACTCTATGGCTCTGTTCGGTAGGGCGAAGCAGGTGGACGGCCCCGTGCGACTCGTCGCCAACGACGGGACGCCGATCGGCGACGACCAGCAGCCCACCCCGGGACAGCAGCCGCCAACGGAGACCCCGGCGCCGGAGGCCCTTCCGGCCGGCGCGGAGGGGGGCGGCCAGCAGGCCCCGAAGAAGGAAGAGAAACCGAAGACAATGGCAAAGACACCGAAGAATAAGACGACGAGCCGGAAGGCACCGGCAAGGCGCGGCAAGCAGCCCTCGAACGAGGCGATCCTGTCCCGCGCGCGCCGCATGGCGAAGAAGGAGCTGCGCAAGGTCGCGGAGGCGCTCGGGCTCGACGAGTACGACGACGAGGCGGTCCAGCAGGTCCTGGAGGAGATGCGCGCGGCGCGCGAGGAGAACATGACCGTGCTCGAGAGGACCGAGGGCCGGGCCAAGAACCTCGAGGAGCAGAACGCCGAGCTCCGGTCGAAGGTCAGCCAGCTACAGCACGACCTCACCAAGTCCCAGCGCGAGCTGGAGGAGGCGTCGCAGGACCTGGCTGACTTCCAGGTGGAGGCCGAGATCGAGAAGGCCGCGGCAGCGGTCGGGTTCCGGGATACGGAGTACGGGATCGAGCTATTCCGCCGGTGGGCCGCGGCGCAGCCCGACGAGTCGGAGCTCGACATCAACTCGTACTTCGAGGGACTGAAGAAGGACCCGAATAAGCGGTACCTGTTCACCGAGGAGGAGGTCACCGCAGGGCCGAGGCCCGCGGGCGACACCACTCAACCGCCGCAGCTCCACGCTTCCCAGCAGGGGCAGCAGCAATCGCAACAACAGCAACCCGGCCAGCAGGGACAATCCCAGGGCCACAACAACCTTCCCGATCAGGGCGCGCCGCCCCCGGCGAACCCGGGCGGCCAGCCGGACGCACCGACCGACGCGCTGTCGATGAACCCCAAGGAGTTCAGCGACCACGCGTCGAGGAAGTACGGCTTCCGACCCGGGATGGCTTGATCGAGTCCGCGGCGCGCAGGTAGGTTGGCCGCGTAGAGGAGTCTTACAATGGCCGAATCTGTAATCGGAGCCCAGTTCGTCGTCGCGTTCAACCCGACGGTTGTGAACGCGGTGCAGGACCGGACGCTCGTCCGGGTCTTCCGCGACGCCCTGTTCCCCAAGCTTCTGTATCGAGGTGAAGCCGCGCCCGAGATGTGGCCGGTGAACCTTGGTGCTAACCAGACGTTCACCCGCACGGGCCTCATCCGCCCGACCTCGCGCCCGATCCAGCAGAACCAGGATCCGACCGCGAAGACGTACGACAACGAGCAGTGGGAGGCGAACGCCCTGCAGTACGGCGACGCCATCGATACCCACATGCCGACGAACTACGTCACGCTGGCGTCGATCTATCTGCGGAACATGCACCAGCTGGGCCTCCACGCCGGCCAGTCCATGAACCGCGTCGTCCGTGACAAGGTGTTCAACGCCTACACCGCGGGCAACACGGTCGTGAGCGCGGCGGCCGGCGCCGGCGTCGCGGTCCCGGTGGTGAGCCTCAACGGCTTCACCAACCAGCTGCTCAACGGCAGGCCGACCCCGGTCAGCCCGACGAACCCGCTCCCGGTGACCATCATCAGCGGCGGCGTCGCCACGCCGTACAACGTCGTCGGCTTCACCTCGACGTTCGCGAACGACGAGATCCACGGCGGCACCCTGACGCTCGACGTGGCCCACGGCGGCCTCGCGGCCCGGGACATCGTCCTTGCTGGGAACCGCTCGGCGGTCATCAACAGCGGCGGGTCGGTCTCGATCGACGGCATCGCGAGCACCGACCAGTTCACCCTGGCAGACGTGCGGGCGGCGGTCGCCCAGCTCCGGACCAACAACGTGCCGGTCCACGAGGACGGGACGTACCACTGCCACCTCGACCCCGTGTCGGAGTCGCAGATCTTCGGGGACAACGAGTTCCAGCGGCTGAACCAGTCGATCCCGGACTACATCCACTACCGCGAGTTCGCGGTGGCGCACATGCTCGGGACGACCTTCTACCGCAACACCGAGGCGCCCCTGGACGCGACCGTCGACCAGGACCCGCAGTTCGGGTTCACGTTCGCCCCGGAGATCTTCAACACCCCGGCCGCCGGCGCCGCGGTGGAGATCCACCGGCCGCTGTTCACCGGCCAGGGCTACCTGGAGGAGAAGTACCTCGACGAGTCGAAGTACATCAGCGAGTCGGGGGTCATCGGGAAGATCGGCGAGTTCGCGGTGGTCAACAACGGCATGCAGATCATGACGGAGCGAATCCGCCTGATCCTGCGCGCGCCGCTCGACAGGCTGCAGCAGCAGACCTCGGCCGCCTGGTCGTGGTCCGGGGACTTCCCCGTCCCGACCGACTCCGTCGTCCAGACGAGCCCGGCTGACTTCAAGCGGGCCGTCGTGGTACAGCACGGGGCGTAGTCAGCCACTACTTTCTGCTGCCCGTTCCGGCGGGCAATCTGTAACCCGAGCGGGGCCGAGAGGCCCCGCTTCCCTTTTCAGCCCTCCCGGTGATAGGTACGGGGTACAGGCCGGTGGGCCTGGTTCCCTCCGCGTTACCCGCGGAGCGTCTTCCAGCCGGGCGAGTCCCGGCGGAGTCTTCCGCCTTCGGGCGGTCTTCGGTTTGGGGCTACGGCCCCACGCTTGCGGGGGACCGGTCGGCAAAACTCCCCACCGCGCGGGGTTAACAGCGTGTGTTTGGCATAGTCCATAAGAGCTGACCGGACCCCGCAGCACTTTGAACCGAGGAAGAGATGGCGAAGACGACGACAAGGAAGAAGAGAACAACCAAGAACCAACCAGCCGAGCCCGGGGGCCAGGTCGAGCTACCTGCCCCGCCGAGCGAGCCCAAGGACGCCCAGGTCAGGCGGGAGCAGCCCGCCGCCCTCGACGGGATCGAGTTCGACGACGAGTCGGTCGACCCCCGGGACGCGATGCCCGAGGAGAAGCCGGCCGAGCGGACCATCGAGTCCGACAAGGCGAACCAGGACGCGGCCAAGGCGGCGATCGAGCGCATGGGGACCCCCGACCGACTCAAGCGCAAGATCCAGCCGCCGAGGGTGACCGCCCCGGACCCAGAGGTCCAGGCGGCGCTCGCCCCGAGGGTCTACAGGGTGTTGAAGGACGCGACGATCACCCGCGGGGCCGCTTCGTACCTGCTCCGCGCGGGGAAGCCGATCACGAACAGGGACTACAACATTGAGTCACTGCAGGCTCAGGGGGTACAACTGGAGGAGATCACGCCCGGGGGCTAAGCTCCCGAAGGAGGGAGCCCAATGGCGAGAGTCGCAGAAGCAGACCGCGAGCGAGTCCGGTACCACCTCGGGTACCTCAACATCGATCCGGCTGCGTCCATCGCCCTCGGGTTCCCGTCGGCCCAGCAGGCCCAGTTCCTCGTCGAGTCGGCGATGGACCGGGTCCGGGACACGACCCTGCACCGGATCATCCGGATCCTGGGCGAGCTGGACGACATCGAGAACCAGATGAGCCGCGAGCGGAAGTGCCTGAAGGTCCAGGGCATCGACACGCTCAAGATCCGGAACAGCAACGACGAGCCGACGATCATCGACCTGCTCGAGCGCGAGTACGTGCGCTGGGGCAAGCGGCTCGCCAACGACCTCGGCGTGCCGCTCAACGTCTACGCCGAGCGGTACGCGGGGGCCATGGCCGGGGTCGGCAACCTCCCCGTGGCGCAGGTGTAGGCCGTGGGCTGCGACAACAGATCGCTCCCAGACCACGAGGTCGACCAGACCTGCGCGGAGATGCTCGTCGAGTGCGTCGACGACGCCCGCCAGCTGCTGACCGAGGCCGGGCTGCGGCCCTACCGCGTATTCCTGGTCTGGGTCCGCTGGACGGCCGACGAGAACGCCGACGGCCGGATCGGCTCGCACCCGGACGACGTGGTCACCCGGGCCGAGGACGAGACCGACCTGACCGCCTTCTCCGAGGGCGACCTGGAGGACGAGACGGTCGGCGTGGGCCGGCCGGAGCTCCTCCTCGAGGTGGAGATCCTGCCGACCCCGAAGGTCTCGGGCATGGGCGGCATATCGAAGGACCAGGACTCGACCGGCCTCACCGAGCGCGGCGGGCTCACGGTCTCCGAGATATCCGCGAAGTTCACCGAGGACGAGCTCATGGGCCTGATCACCCCGTACCGGCGCGAGGACCGTCCGGACGCCCTCAGGCCCGGCATCGAGTTCTGGTGGGAGGTCCAGGAGAACCGGCCGGCCGGCTACATCGCGCCCGGCTACACCGGCTGCGAGCAGCCCCAGGAGCGGCGCCAGCCGCGCCGGCGGTTCCACGTCTCCGGGACGCCCGACCACGACGCCTCCAAGTTCCAGTGGACCGTCGGCCTGACCCGCGCCGACGGCGAGCGCGGGCGCGAGGGCGAGGTCGAGGGGGTGATCGGTTGACGACCCTGACCATCACGACCGAGCAGGTTGTCGCGCTCCTGCCCGAGGTCCACCGGAAGAACGTGGCCGCGGTGAGGCGCGCCATCAAGCGGACCGTCGAGGTCGACGCCCACCGCTGGATCGACTGGTCCATCAGGGGCGGCGGCTGGGAGGGCGGCGAGTACTTCATGCCGATCGACCGCGGGGAGTACGCGGCGTCCTGGGTGGGGCACGAGACCGAGGAGGGCGGCACCTTCTACTCGTCCGCGACGCCCGCGGTGAAGGCCGGGGTGATCGAGTACGGCCGCAAGGCGGCCTGGATCCCCCTCGAGCCGCTCACCGACTGGGTCGTCCGCAAGCTGGGCTTCGACGAGGAGGAGGCGCGGTCCGTCGCCTACGCGATCTCCCGCCACGCCTCGGAGCACGACAGGCCGGGGCTCTTCGTGCTCGAGCGGGCCCACCCGAAGATCGCCGAGGCGCTCCAGGCCAACGTCGTGCGCGAGCTCAAGGAGGCGATCGGATGACGGCCCTGCTCAAGGACTACCCGCTGAAGGCCCTGACCGACTCGCGGTCCGCGATGGCGGCCGGGCTCGCCAAGGAGGTGGCCGGCCTGAAGGCGACGGTCCCGAGGTCGGGGACCGAGGTCGCGCTCCGGGCCGTCTACGACACCTGGTCCTCCTTCGAGCAGCGGGCCATGAGCTCGGGCGGCCTGCTGCCGGCGGCGGCGGTCCTGCCGGACCGGCCCGTCTACGAGCCCAGCTCGCTCACCCCCCGCGCCCTGGAGGACACGTGGAGCGGGGGCGACCCCAACGAGCTGCTCGACGACGGGGTCACAAAGCGCTACCCGATCGGCGACGGTAGCGGGGACGGCTTCGTCCTGTACTCGATCGCCGAGATGATGTGCCCCTTCGTGCTGGTCCTGCGGGCCCAGACGAAGGCGCAGCGGAAGGCGTTCGCGAAGCGCCTGGAGGAGCACTTCGTCGAGGACGGGTCCCTCCTGGACCCGTCGACGCTTTCGAGGGACGTACCGATCCCCGACGCCCAGCACGAGCCGATCCGGTACGGCCGGCGTGTTGAGCTCGCCAACTACTACAACAGGACGGCCCGGTTCACGCTCATGGCGCAGCAGATCCTCGACAACGAGGCGAGCGCCCGCGAGAACCGGTGGCTCGCTCAGTTCGAGCTCACCGGCCACGTGCAGGTTTGCGTCCTGCGCCGCGGTCGGGCTATGAGTCCCAGAGTCCAGTTCGTGGTCAACGGAACAACCGAGAACCGCGCTTAGAAGGAGTCAACCATGGCTGGTTTCATCCGTAGGTTCACCACGTTCCCCCCGCTCGACGTCATCACCGAGATCGAGGGCGTAGTCATCGTCGACCTGATCCCGCCCGGCATCTTCGTCGGCAGGATCACCGGCACCGTCTGCCTGGTCGGCGAGTGGCCCAAGGGTCCGTTCAACACCCCCACGATCGTCGAGGGCGACCAGACTATCCGCGACACCTTCGGCGGGTTCTCGCTCTCGGTCACCGACCCGTTCGACTTCTCGGCCGGCGCGTTCACCAACCCGTACAGCAACGGCAACGCGTTCTGCTGGCTGAAGAACAAGACGTACCGGCGCCTCGTGCTCGTGCGCGTGGACGTCGACCTGGCCGAGGGCTGCAACGTCCAGATCTACAACTCGGACGGCGAGAACGGGGTCGGCTCGATCGACTGCGACAACGGGGGCACCGGCGTCACCCCGGCCGACACCGAGACCTTCACCCTGGACGACGGGGTGAACACGGCGGTCGTCTTCCAGTTCAACTTGGGCACCCCGGTCGCCGAGACCAACACGCTGAGGGAGGTCGACATCTCGGCGGCCGTCGACGAGGACGACGTCCGCGACGCGATCGTCGCGGCGGTCAACAACGCGCCGGTCCTGAACATCACGGCGTTCGCCAACGGCGCGGGCATCGTCGGCCTGTACCAGGACCAGAGCGGGACTGGCGGCAACACGGCGATCGCGGACACCGTCGCCGACGCGGCTTTCGCGCCGGCCGCCTTCGCCGGCGGCACCGGGACGACCAGGTCCAACTCGAAGCTCACCGGCCCGCTCACCCTGCTGGCGGGGACGCGGGTCAGGGACGCGAGCGCCCCCGACGTGGAGTTCGCCCTGTCCTCCGACATCGTCCTCGCCGAGGGGACGAACGTCGGCGTGGCGGGCACCGCCGCGTACGACGCGGACGCGTCCTCGTACTCCGTCCGCACCATCTCCGACGTGCCGGTCTTCTCGACCCGCAACCAGCCGGAGGCCGCGGTGGGCGACGTCGACTCCGTCGACTCCACCGACCTCTTCCGGTCGTCGATCGGCGCCGGGACCTCCAACCCAAACCGCGCGGTGAGGGCGTCCACGACGGCCGGCCTGGACTCGGCCGCGGCCAACCTCGCCGTCCTGGCGCCGCTGTCCACCGCGACCTTCGACACCCGGTACGAGAACGCCCTGCAGTCCACCCTCCCCGGCCTGCCCGCGACCGACCTGATTGAGACGGTCGCGTGCGCCCGCGAGTCGGACGCGATCCGGACCGCGATGGGCACCAACGCGGCCGACGCCTCCTCCGTGGGTACCGGCCGGCACTCGCTGCACCGGCCGCCGATCGGGACAACGTCTGCCACCGCGCTCGGGGCCTCCGCGCCCGGAGTCGGGGCGAACCGGTCGGACCGGAACTTCTACTGCTTCCCCCACTACGAGCAGCGCATCCCCGAGCTCGCCGAGCAGGACCCGAATCACGACATCGCGCCGAGCGAGAACATCCTGCTCGGGGCCGACGCCGCGATGTCGACGATCCTCAGCAACCTGCCGCCGGAGGAGAACCCGGGCCAGTCGACCCAGGAGTTCCGGAACGGCGGGCTGCTGACCTTCGTCCGGAAGCTCGAGGACGGGCTGACCGGGACCGGGCAGCCGACCAACTTCACGATCGACACCTACAAGCTGTTCAAGGCGGGCGGGGTGGCGGCCCTGCGCCGCGACCCGCGGCTGAGCGAGTGGGTGTTCCAGTCGGGCGTCACCTCGGTCGACCCGTCGCTGTACCCGTCGCTGGCCACCATCAAGCGCCGGCGGATGGCCGACTTCGTCCAGGACAGCCTGGCGACCATCGCGCTCCGCTTCAACAAGAAGCTCGCGACGGGCGCCCGGATCGACTCGATGATCGGCGAGCTCACCGACTTCCTGGACCTGCTGCTGTCCGAGGAGAACGAGGCCCAGCAGAGGATCGCCGACTACTCGCTCGACGCGAGCTCGGGGAACACGACTCAGCTCGCCGGCACCGGCGTCTTCGTCATCATCATCGAGGTCCAGCTGCTCGACTCCTTCGACTCGATCGTCCTGCAGACGACGATCGGCGAGTCGGTCACCATCGAGTCCACGAACTAGGGCAACTGCCCCCGCCGGCCAGGAGCCCCAGGACGACCCCTGGTTGCCCGGTACCCCCGGCGACCAACCGCCCGCCCCGCCGCTGCCCCGCTGGCCACGCCGAGAGGTGGGCCGCCTCGGGACCGCTGTGGTAGCGTCGCCCGGTGGCTACTAAGAAGCAGGAAGTAGACCCGACTACAGGGGCCCCGGTCGACCCCCCGCGACCGGCCCCGGACGGGGGCCCGGAGGAGGACGACATGGTCGACACCCTCCTGGAGCTCCTCGAGTCGACCTTCGACCTCTACATCGCCGCGACCCTGGCCCACTGGAACGTCCAGGGGCCCGGCTTCTTCGAGCTGCACAAGTCGTTCCGGAAGCTCTACGA